ATTTCCCGTTGCGGCTGCAACTGGATTAGAGACATTATTGTTCTCCTCCTCTGCTTTAACAGGTGCTATTGAGAGAAGACTGATAAGGAGACCGTAGTAGAGGAGACGTCTATTTCTCTGTCTATTACTTCTACGGATAATACCTGACTGGCTGCTCTTGTTACTATTTCTAGCTCGAATGGATCTCCAGCTGTATGTAGAGTGAATATTGAATCTGAGTCGGCTATACCTCCTGAGGAGGCTGATGTATGGGTTATATTTTCCCCAGTCCATTTGTTTAATGCAGACCCATAAGTGGTCGTAGTAATTTCTTCTACGATCTCTTGAGTTGTTGTAGTTGTACTGTTCATCGAACCCTGGGTGAAGTTTGGGGTTACTAATTCTGCTCTCGCTACCGAGGGGGATAACAGTGCTAAGAGTACTAGCCATTTTTTCATTGTTTTGGTTTATCCTTTTTATTACTACCATTACTACCAGTAGTCAAGCCGAATGTTGCTAGGGCTCCAGTGAAGACACTGGCAGGAAAAGTTATGTCCCCACCTGGACTTTTCTTAATCATAGGTATTTCTACGTAGTTTAACGTAATGATAAATCCGCTCCAAACCACAACTCCAAGACGGACAAATGTACCTAAGATTTGGATTTGGTGTTCTTGGTCCTCTGCAGCATCTTTCAGCTTTCCGAGGAATCCTTTTTTTTCTTCCGCTGTTCCTTCCATTTGTTGACTTTAGCTTGTAGTTGTTTTTGAACTTTCTTTTTAATAGGTTCGAATAAAGATGAAGTAATAGATGTTGTTGCTACCGCTACTACAGCAGTAGTAACAGCAGTGATCACTACCGCAGGTTCAGGTAGTGGCATCTGTATATCTATAACAGGTATCTGTAACTTAGGTTGCTCTACTTGTTCTGTAGATTCCTGTTTAACGTCTTCAGGTGCCTCCAAATCACTCGGAGGTATAACCATAGGTTTATACGACGGTATCCGAGATGTAGGAGGTCTGAAGTAAAGAGCATCAGGTTTTGGTAATGTTGCTCTAGGTAAGTATATTTTAATACTTAGATTTACCTAAAGTAACTGCTGCATCATGCGTGGAGAAATCTTCACTTCCCCAGATACTTGTTGTACCGTCTTCTTTTTTGTATACCTTGATGATCTCAAGATGATCGACATTACGCTTAAGAGTAGCCTTATCCTCATCAGTAATAGTTGATTGAGCAGCTATACTATTAATTAAAGTAACACTATCTTTTGATGCATTGTAGATTTGTGCTACTTCATCAGTCGTTCGTTCCGCCATTAGCCTCCTCTGTAGGGTTTTCTTCTCGTGCTAATTCGTTTAGTACATTAAGAGCACCATTAATTTCATTGAATCTAACTGAGATTTGATTTCTTTCTTCAATTAGTTTCTGAGCTTTTTCTTGTAATTTTTCCATTAGGATGGTTTAGGGTATTTATCTTTTGTGGCTTTTATTGCAGAAGCAAATCCTCCACTTGTCGTAACTGTTCCAGCTACTATGTCTTTATAGAGTAAATCAAGTTGCTCTCCTATTGGTAAATAAACAGTATCACCTGTTCCTATTCTAGGATTACCTTGTCTATCTGATTTATATTTAACTGCAGCAGCAGCCGTATTAAGCTCTGTTCGAGCTGTATCTATATTCGATTGTACGAGGGTAACTTTATTACCATCTTTGTCAAAAGCACCTTGGCTGTCATCAACACGGACAACACTTGAATATGCTTTGTAAATTGCTTCGTGATCTAGTGCCATTATGCGGCTACCTCCATCAATGTAAGAGTACTAATACCGTGATAATTATCGTTTCCTTGCCATCTATTCAAATAGATTGTATGAGCGTCAGTATGCCATTGAAGTTTATATGTAGTCGCACTTGTAGTACTAGGACTATCTAAATAAGACATATTATGTTGAATCATAAGCAAGCCTCCTATATATACACTTGTTGTAGCTGGTGCGCTACCAGAGGTATTGGCTGGTTGAGCAATATTAGTACTTCCTCGAACAAGATTTATATGCGATGTATTGCTTTGAGTATGACTTAGAAAAAGATTATAACTAATCAAAATCTTACTACTACTAGAACTTGGTGTTATTGCTTGAGATATACCTATATCTGTAAAGCTAGTAGCGGATGTTGATGCTGTATCACTTTTAGTTGTTGAAAGAACTTGAAGAATCTTACCTCCACCACTTAGATTAGATACGGTTGTACTACCATCTGAGTTAAGAACAATATTATTTGAACTAGAGGAGGCATGTTTTATATTTGTTGTAGCTAATGTACTCATGCGGCTACCTCCATAAGAGTTATTGTTGATGCACTTCGACCATCAAATTCTGAATTATTTGCATCTATACCATTACGGTTTAAATATACGGTCTCACTACCTCCCCAGACAGCACCTTGAACTTTATAAGTAACAGAAGAAGTTGTACTTGGTGAATCTAAATAGCTAATATCCACATCAACAGACTTATAGTATTCAACATTACCATCATGATAATCAGTAATGTTTTTAGTAACTCTAGGTCTATTTCCAGCAGAATCGCCTAACATTAGTTGCGTAGAATCTCTTACTAAGTAAGTGTATAAACCATACATACTTGTACCTCCAAGTATCATATTACAAGTAACTAATATTTTACTTGATGTAGAAGCAGGAGTAATCGAACAAGAAAGTCCCCAGTCTGCAGGGCTGCTATAAACAGCAGTTAGAGATGCCGTATCTGTCTTTACTGTTTGGACTACTTGAAGAATCTTACCAAAACTTTGTGAAGTACTAGGTAATGTAAAAGTTACATCAGCTCCACTTGTCGAGTTTGGAGGAGCTAAAGAAACTGAACCTCCACCACTCGTGGGTATTAATTTAATTGCACTCATATTGATAAAGCTGTGATTCCTATACGTGGTACGGATAGCTGCTGATTCTCACTACCATCCCACCAGTAAGTTTTATGTATGTGTATAGGATAACTACTCGAATATTCTCTAAATTGCATTTTTAATGTTTTATTTGAAGACCAGCTGGCTACTCTACCTGTATCTGTATTAGCAGTACCGCCAATCCTAACAGGCCACTCAAAGGTAACTAACTGAAGGATATCTTCACCAGTTATTTCTGTACGGCTATGTACAACTTCATCACTATCTACAAAGAATTTAAAATTAGCTATATGGAGATCAGTAGCACCCTCTCTACTACACTGAAAGTGGAATTTATATACCACTGTCTTTGTATCTGCTGGTGGTGTATATGCGATAGTGCTGCCAGTTACGTCAGCATAGCTATCAGTTGCAACCTGCTTGTCTGTTACGTTTGGGAGGGTTATATTTCCAGCCGAAGTTGTAACAGTCTCTCCATTACAAGGATAAAAGAACTCTTCTAATACAACATTAGTTATTTCGTTACTTAATCCTGTTACCGTTCCATTACCGTTAATTGTTACTGCCATAATTAAATCACCGTCCAAGTTTCACCAGCACCAACCGTTACGGTGACACCAGAGTTGATAGTTACAGGACCAAAAGTACCTGCATTTGTGTTGTTAGTTATTGTGTAATTAGTTGTCACTGTTTGTCCGTTTTCCCAAAATATAGAATCACCACCAGCTCCTGTAGCACCACCGCCTCCAGCTGCTTCCCATCCAGCTTCACCGTTAGCGTCAACTGTTAGAACGTAGTCTTCAGTAGCAGTAGTGTCTTTAACCGTAAAGTTAATACCAGGTATCCTGAATTTGGTAATTGCTGTATCACCTAAAGTTATTTCGTTATCTACACCTACAGCACTGGCAGTTGCATCATGTCCAAGTATTAGACAGTTGGCTCCTGTGGTAAAACCATCTGCTGCTTTTTGTCCTATTATCGTGCAATTAGTTGCTGAAGTCATATCCTCACCAGCCGATTGCCCTACCACAGTATTGTCATTACCTACCAGCGTTCCCCAGACACAAGCGTACTCACCAATAATGGTATTACGGGAAGCATTACCAGCAGTCCAAGCACTTTTTCCAATAACTATGTTACTTGACCCAGTAGTGAGTCCAGCACCTCCATTGCTTGCAATGACAGTGTTACTGGCTCCTGTAGTGAGATTTCCTGCGGCTGAATGACCGCACAAATTATTATTTGTTCCTGTAGTGACTGAATCACCAGCACCTTTTCCTATCGCAGTATTGTAATTTCCAACTGAAAGTTTTAATGCGTTATATCCTATAGCAGTTTGGCTATTTGCTGTTTCGTTAGTCTTTAAAGCTTCATAACCCAGCGCAGTGTTTGAAGTACCTGTAGTATTAGCTGTTAAAGAGTACAATCCAATGGCTATATTGTTATCTGCTGTAGTATTAGCTTTTAAAGCATCAACTCCAATGGCTATATTGTTATCTGCTGTAGTATTAGCTTTTAAAGCATCAACTCCAATAGCTATATTTGATGAACCAGTCGTCTGGTTATATATTGAGTCCATCCCAATGGCAATATTTTTCTCTCCTGTAGTTGTAAAAGCTAGAGTGCTTCGACCTATTCCAATATTTGTATTTCCAGAGGTAAGTCTTACTCCTGTAAGCCAACCGATATTTATATTATCACTACCTGTGGAATCAGATACTTTAGGGCCAGCACCGCATCCAAGTCCAATATTACGACTTCCACTTGTAGTTGCGACACCAGCTTCAGCACCTATAAATGTATTTGCTTCTCCTGTGACAGCATAACCAGCACGATAACCAAGACCTGTATTTTCTATAGTAGTAGTTACATTTCCAAGGGTATAATCACCTATACCTACATTTCTTCTTGATGTTGTTAATTTGCCAAGAGCATCTTTTCCAACTGCTGTGTTGTCATATCCAGTAGTACAAGCATCTAAAGCTTTATATCCAAAGGCAGAGTTATCGTCTCCTGAAGTGATCGCAGTACCAGCATCATATCCGAATAAAGTATTATATTCTGCATCAGTTCCAGTAAAGCTATCACCAGCATTCGAACCACCTACCGTGTTGTACTGAGCATCAGAGCTAACTCCTCCACCAGCAGCAGCTTCCCAACCAGCTTCTCCATTAGCATCAACTGTTAAGACATAATCTTCAGTAGCAGTAGTATCTTTAACAACGAAGTTAATACCAGGTATCCTAAACTTCGTTATATCGCTATTACCTAGAGTTATTTCGTTATCGACCGTTGGCGAGCTAGGCATTGCTAACTTTCCTATTATTGTATTATTAGCACCTGACGTTAAAGCTGTACTCGTATCATTCGAATTATAACCAGCGTACGAACCTATACATATATTGCCACTACCTGTCGAACTGTAACCAGAGTGAGTCCCTATACCAACGTTTTCACTTGCGGCACAATTATATAAAGCTTTATATCCGACAGCAGTACTGTGATCTTCGTGCGTTATAGCACCTGATAAGGCTTGTTTTCCTACCGCTACGTTTTGACTTCCCGTCGTGAGATTGTCTAGTGCTAAACTTCCAACGGCAGCATTTTCATACCCAGTTGTAGTATTTCTCGCCGCATGTGCACCAATGACCGTATTGCTATTACCTGTAGTCTGAGAATTTAAAGTTTGATGACCAATAGCTATATTGTTATATGAAGTATTTTCTTTTAAAGCTTCATATCCAATAGCAATATTTTGAGTGCTAGTTGCTAGTGTTTTTAAAGCTTCAGATCCAATTGCAACGTTCTTATCGCCCGTAGTTAGAGCCGTACCAGCGTTATATCCAAATAAAGTGTTGTTAGTAGCATCTGTACCAGTAAATGAGTCTCCTGCATTCGTACCACCAATCGTGTTGTATTGAGCGTCAGAACTAACTCCTCCACCTCCAGACCCAACCTCAACTACTGAGCCGCCTGAAGTTTTTGTAAACAAACCTCCATCAGAGGTATTAATGGCAAGTTCACCTACAGTTAAATCGCTTGCTGAAGGGTCAGCAGCTTTTCTTTTATGTAGTATATTTGCCATTTACCATGTACCACCATCGATAATACCACATCCTAATTCACCAGTTGAGGAATTATAAGTTAATTGAGAATCACTCTTAGGTGCTAAATTTCCAGTTGCTGCAGTAGCAAATAATGGGAAACATGTTGTATCACTTGATTCATCAGCAACTGTTACTGTAGTTGCTATTGCAGCTGTACCTGATGTATCTTGGTTAAGTGTACCTACAACGAAATCTATTGTATTATCACTATCTTGATAAGTAACTGTAATACCTGTTTCAGTATTACTACCGACCATAGCACCAACAGTATCAGATATATATTCAGCTAAAGTAGTACCATTAACTGTATATGCATCTGCTTCTAATGTTCCATCAATATCAGCATTACCTGAGATATCAAGACTTGCTGCATCTAATTCCCCTCCAATAGTTAATAGACCAGAACTAGGATTATAGGTTAATCCTGTATCAGTCTCGATACCTTGAGCACCTGTTGCTCCATCTACAAAAGTTAAATAGGTAGTCTCATCTGTTGAGTTATTTGCTGTAGCAGTTACATTACTTGCATTTGTAGCAGTACCTGCATCTTCCCAAATAAGACCATTACTATCTGAATATTTTAGAACATAACCATCAGTAGGACTGTTATGTATATCTAACTTATCTTCTACAATTGAGTCATCGCCTATACGTGCAGCAGGTAAGGTACCTGATGATAAAGCGGAAGCATTAGTTGAATCTGCAACTTCAGCCCAAGTTAAGCCACCAGTATTACCTGATTGAGCTTGTAAGAAATAACCATTAGTAGGTGAGTTAGATACCTTTAGATTAGCTTCATCTACTACATCATTTGCAATAGTAGTAGCGATATCGCAATCTGCACTTCCATTAAAACTTGTATCACTAGCAGTAATTTCTCCAGTTAAAGAGAAGTTTCTTGCTGAAGCTAAGTTTGTAGCAGTAGCAGAGTTACCTGTACATGATCCAGAAGATCCACTTGTATTACCTGTTACATTACCAGTTACGTTACCTTCTAAGTTACCTACAAGTGTACCTGTTGTAACTGTTAAGTTACCAGTTGAATCAGCAGTAGCTGTAGTTGTACCTAATAAAAACTTATCTGTTGATTCATCCCATCCAATAAAAGCATTATCACCAGTTGAACCTCTTTCAATTAGTAATCCGCAATCGTTAGCGTTAGAACCAGCACCACTATTTAATTCAAGTAGATTATCTGCAACAGTTGTATTTGTAGTTGCTACGGTAGTTGTTGTACCATTAACAGTTAAGTTACCAGTAACTACAACGTTATTACTAAATGTTTTATTACCAGCTACTGTTTGTGCATTTGTTAAATCAACAAACGCTCCTGATCCACCAATCTTAATTACACTAGCTGCATTACTACCACTAGTTCCTTCACCATAATAAAGTATATCGTTACCTTCAGTAAACGCTAATTCTGCGTTTGCTAAATCTGAACTACTAGGTGCTGTTGACCCAGTAGATCTTTTTATTCTAATTTGAGCCATGTTTTAAAAGGAGCCTCCGTCCACGATTTTTGATAATGTTTGAGTCGTATCAGCCTTAAACTTCGAAGCGCTAGAGCTATAATAAATAACAGAACCATCAGCCTTAGCTGATTGATCTAAGACAAAATCAGATGAGCTGCTTATAAGTGGATTACTTGTATCAGCAACTTCTTGAGAAAAGTATAGACTTTGGTCAAAGTTATTATTTAGATCTGTAGCTCTATAGGATGAACCAGATGCGAAAACAGCTTTAGCTGTATCGACATCAGTGTTTCTATAAATCAGTACCTTAACTCCAGCACTAGGAGCCGAGTTTAATTGGATGGAGGTGGCTGTTGCAAATGTAAATGCAGTTGTATTTGTACCGTCTAGCGATACCTTCACGTCTTCAGTTTTTAGATAAGGGAAGTCAAATGAATAAGTTACTGTACTTCCGCTTTGTGTGTATTCTTTTGTTGTTACAGCCATATCTCATTGTTGTGTATTTTAACTAATAGCTGTTATAGATATAGTTGGATGATGCATAGTTGCTGCGGGGTTACTATCCCAGTACGCCAGATCATGAAATCTTGATAAGTAACCATCTGAATAAGCTTTAACTAAAATTTTAATAGTTTTTGCTGACGTCCAAGAACTCATTTGTCCTATACTTAGGTTATTCGATGATCGTATTATAAAAGGCCACTCAAAATGTTGAGACATTTGAGTGCTAGATGAGTTTATGTAAGGTGAATATCTTGCTGCAGTTACTTCATCAGTGTCTAGCATTAAAGATGTATGATAAAGAATATGACCATTGGAGTTGTTAGGTCTTACGAAATAATTAAATTTATAAACCACCGTTTTTGTATCTGCTGGTGGTGTATAAGCCATTTGACTTCCATTAAGAGTAACCCAACCTCCTGTAGTATTAACGTCTTGGGCTGCTTGAACATTTTGTGTTTGATACGTACCACTACTAACAACAGCAGATGTACCAGTACAACATAATGTAAATGTTTCTAATACAGAACCAGCAGGTTTTATAGAAATAGGAGTAGCCCAAGTTAAACCGCCTGTATTACCAGATTGTGCTGTTAAGACATAACCGTTAGTTGGGTTGTTAGATATTTGTAATTTAGCTTCATTAACAGCTTGATTATCTATCTTAGCTTGAGTTGCAGCAAGATCAGCTATCATATCTGTTGCTACTTGTACTTCTTGTACTTGACCTGCTGAAGCTCTACCTAGTACTCTATTAGCAGTTACTATATTTTGTAGCTTAGGATATGTAACTGCATCATCTTGAATAGCATTAGTATCAACTGCATTGTCAGCTAACTCACTAGCACCTACTGCATTAGCTGCAATTTCATCAGCCGTAACAGCATTAGTTTCTATTTCATCAGTACCAACACTGTTATCAGCCATCATTGACTTCTCAACAACACCAGTCCTAATAACCCAGTCAGTATCACTATTAACAGTAATATCATTCTTATTACCTGTAGTGATACCTCCAGATGTAGTCGTAACTAATTTAGCTTCTTCTATTGCATAGAGTGCTTGTTTTTGATTTTCATTTAAACTTGCTGCCGTGATAGATGAACCTGCTGCATACTCATGTTCAGCTGTGTCTATATTTGTATTACGATATAGTTTTACGTTATCTGTACCTGATGCAGGAGCTGTTCCAAAAGTAACTGTGTTTCCAGAAATTGTATAATCCGTGTCAACAGTTTTAGTTACTCCACCTACTGATACACCTATATCTGCATGTGTTAAATATGGGAATGTTATATCGAATGTTTTATCTGATCCATCCCCATTATACGTCTTTTCTGTTGCCATGGTTATTTATTTTGTAGTATGTATTCAGGGTAAGCATCTTCGGTAGGTAATTGTACATCGATTGCTTGATCGATTGCTCCTTTTTCAGTAAAACTTTTAGAAGCACGTTTAATAAACTCTCTATTTCGTATTTCGGATAACATTTCTTCAGATAATGAAGCTTCTGCTAATTTTTTAGAAGATTCAAAAGCTTTTCTTATTCTACTATATACTTTTTTATAATCTTCAATAGCGAATAATTCATTCCCTATGCCACCTTTACGTTGTTCTCTAAGTATATTGGTAAAACCTTTAGTACCGTTATACTCAATATTTTCAGCATACCTTTTAATTTTCTGTAATTCACGTTTAAATACACCTTGCTCACCCATTTTACTGAAGATAGCACTACGTTCAGTGTTAGTTAATTCAACACCACCAGTACTGCTATTCATTTGTGGATTAGCATTATATTCAATCTTTTGTAGAAAAGTATGTAATTCTGAAGGATTATCGTGACGCTTCATAGGACTATATGCATTCCATGCTCTAACAAAGAAATTTTCTGGATAACGTATTTTATTACCATCAATAAAATCGTAAGATTCAGGAAGTGCCCCTTGTGGATCAAAGGCGTCCAACCAATTATTTCTATTACGTATAGAATCACCTAGTTCTGCTTTTATTTCACGTAAGGTTGGATTCATAACACGTCCTAATTCATTACGTTGACCAGATAAAGGTAAAATAGCATTACCAAAAGATGATGCCCATCTATTAAATGCACTACCATTACCTTGTAGAATATCATTTAATGGTTCTACATTAGATAAAAGACTTTTGTTTGTAAAACTTGAAGCAAATACAAAAGATAACTTTTTCCAAAACTCTTCTTGTTTTGAGGTACTTAGAGAATCAGCATTATCTGCTACGGTTACAACTGTTGATAACCATTCACCTAATGGACCTAACCAAGCATAATCATACCATCCACCATCTAAACCTTGAAAAGTGTTTTTTACCCAACCAGTTTTAGTGCGAACTCTTTGTCTAGATTTATCCCAATGACCAGCTCCTCTTAATCTACCAGATCTATAAGCACCTAAAGCTGCCATAGTAACTACTGTACCTAAAGCTACTTTACCTTTTACTTCAGCTCTTATTTGACGAAATTCTGTCATATAGTTTGCGTCAAAGTTTTTACCACGTCTTTCTAAGATTTCTTTAATCTCTTCAATGGGAAACGATTCAATCTTTCTAGCACCTAAAGGGCCGAATAATTGTTGATATTCTTTTGAAAAAGTACCGAATGGACTATATCTACCTACAGTAGCCAGTACATTAGCCGATGTTCTAGGGAACATAAAGTGAGGTTTGATTATAGGGAATCGATCTAAGATAGCATTAAAACCTTTAACTAAAGGACTATCTAAGTTTAAAGCTATTTCACTGTTAAGATATTCCACAGCTTTATCTGTAATCATTCCGTTTTCATCTTGCATTTCTTTGAAGATTTGATCTTTAACTTCGAAAAATGCATCTTTATCAATTTCCCTACCTTCTTGTATAAGTTTATCAAAGGCTCTGGCTTTTGCTTCTACGTGACCTGTTACTGATCTAGAAAACCCATCTAAACCTGTCATAGCATTAGTACCAAATCTAAGCACAGGGTTTTCAGCCATTGTTTCTAGATTTTCATATACATGTAATAGAGCACTAGCTCCAAACTCATCTTGTTCTTCAGCTGCTTTTGCATAAGACCAAAGCATATCTAAGTTATTAGCTTTTTTTAATGCTATATCTTCACGCATTGCATAACTAATAGCTCTAGGTTCTAAAGAAGCTTTTTTGAAAACTAAACCAGCATGGCTTAAACTTTTAGTTAATGTATCATCTAATGAGAAATGAGACCACATAGCTCTATGCATTATATGCCAATCACCTTCTAATGCAGCCCCAGCCATAGTTGCTATAGGTCTAGCACTTAAACCACCTAAGTTTCCAACTAAAGCTTTAATAGGAGTAGAGAAGGCAGAAAGAACAGAGTTAAATATATTACCTAAAAATGCTTTATTAATCATAGGTGGTATATCAGGATTACCATCATACAAAGCTTTTTTAAATACACCTAAACTATTACTAACATAGTGATTTAATTTATATAATGAATTTACATCACCATCAGTTAGTTCATTAGCTAACATAAAACTTTTTAAGAAATCAGGATTAACTTCTGCTATTTCTCTAATTGTATTAGTATATTCTTTTACATTAGGAATTAGTTCATTAATTTTACTTTTGATTTCATCTTCGATAGCTTTAGCTGCTTGACCCATAATTTGAGGGTCTTTAGTATCAGCTGCTACTTCCCAAGCATTAAGATTAGATCTGTAGGTACCAGCTTCGAAATTAGCCACACCTTTTTCTATCATCAAATACTCTATACGATCTGCTATTTCATTCGCAGCTCTACGCATAACAGTAGTATCATCCATTAAACGAATACCTTCTGATATATCAGAGATTTGACCTCCTAAAGAAGTAACTAAATAAGCTCTAGCTTTTTGTACATCAAGATCAATAATATTTTCTTTTAAACTTTTAATAGCTAATTTAACACCTTCAGAACCTTTCCTATTAATGACTTTTAATTCAGTATCACCTACTGCACGTTTAAATTCATCTAATAGTTTCATCATATCTCCAGGTTCCATTCTTGGATCAAGAAGTATTTCTGATAATCTTTCACCAGACTTTTTAATTTGTGCTGAAGTAATCTTTTTACCATTAGCTAATTGTTTTGAATATACACCACCTTCTTTTAAGTTTTCAGCTAGTTCTTTGATAAGAGTTCTTTCACTCATATTAGCTGGATCTAACCCAACTTTTAAAGCAGCTTCACTGATAGGATTACCTAAACGTCCGTATGTTGTGTCTATAGTGTTATCGATCCTAGCTTGGTCTACAGCAGCCCCTAAGATGCCATCTGGATCTTTTGTACGTGTTAAGCTTTCCTTGTCACTAAAGACGTCGTGAACGCCTAATACGGGCTGATTAGGATCTTTAATTGGTATAGTACCGTTTACTTTAGCTTCTCCTAATTCATCTAAAGCTTTTTCTTTTCTTGCATAGTTACGTAAAACTGTATCTTCTATTGGATTATCAGAGAACTTAATCTTTGAAAATTCATCAGTTGTTAGTTCTTCTATACGTTTTTGAGCTTTAGGGTTTTGTGCTATGAATTTAGTTGTTTTATCTAAACTCTTACCAGCTTTAAGTAAATAAGCTGAACCTTCAACTACACTACTAAGTACATTAAAAACAGCACCTTCATTAACATTCTTCGAACGTTTAGTATCAGAACTATCAGAATCTAAAGTAGCTATTGTATCAGGAATAAATTGGTAAGTTTTAGGCCAATGCTTTTTCAACATACCTGTAGCATTATGATCTTCTTGATTTTGTTTTGCTATATAATCAACAAAACCACCTGTACCTACATCAATACCGAATTTAGAAAACCATTCAAAGGTTTTACTATTACCTAAACGTTGCATCCAAGGTGCAGCTAATTTAGCTTTATGTAGTTTTGTACCAGTTTGAATAGCTTTTGCTCTTAAACCTAAAGAAGGTATAATTAAGCCTGACATATCCCTAACTGATTCTAATACCTTACTTTCATATTTAGGTAGTTTTGGTATTTCAGGTATATTGAAAGGGTCTCTAGCTGGACCTGTAATCCAATTAGCTAAATCTGTAACAGTATCTACTACACCTGCACCCATAGCTGCAGGATAGTTAGATGCATTTTGTAAAGCTTTAAGTGGGTTACTTACATCTGCATCACCTCCAACTTCATTGAAACTTTCAGCAAATGTATTGTTACCTGTTTCCGTAGAAGCAGGTTCTTGTTGTGTGTTGGAAGCAGGTGTTTGTTCTGCAGCTTCTCCTATACCAGGTGTAATCGGTTCAGCTAGACTTTCTAAGTCTTCTGGTGTAAACTCTGGTATTTGGATTTCAAGCTCCTCTTGAGGTTCGTTTTCCATTTTATAATTTTAAATTAAGGATTAAAAGGATTAAACCCAGGTCTCATTGGTATATTAGGTATTCCAAACATTGACAAGTTTAAATCTTCATCGTATATACCTTCAGGAGATAATTCATAAGCTATACTAGTATATGTATTTTCTGAAGGGTCTCTCATAATCGACACTTTTGCTTTAGGTGACAACTCTTTTTTCCAAGTTTTAGCAGCATCAGTTTCTTCTATTTTTTTACCGCCTTGTCCACTATAAATAATCCAAGGTGGTACGTTTAATTCATCGCTAAGAAATTGTATATCAGGACTCCATGTACCCGATTCTTCAAATTCTACTTCTATCGATGCAAGTGAATCTTTGTTTAATAAAACTTCATCATTATTAACTATTGCTTGTCTACTAAGACCTTGATCTGTTAAAGATTTTATAGTATTTCTAGCGTTGCGTTTTCTAATATCATTATTAGAAAAATCAGCTCCTATACTTTTTAAATAATTTTCAAATCTTCCAGTTTTAGAATTATAAGAATATAAACCAGGTCCATCTATAGTATCACCTCCTTTAATTTTAAAATCTGTTGTTACTATTGTAGCTGCTGTTGTTGCAGAATTAGGATCATTAGGATCTAATTTAATATATTCTTTATTAAAGTCTCTTTTTAATTTATCGACAATACCTTGGGCTTCTGGAGTTAAACCCTTGTTATTAGTATAAGCAATACCTGCTTGAGATACAAATACATTCTCAAAAGTATTTAATGTATTTTTATATGAATCGGTTTTTCTACCATTTTCTTGTTTCTCAGCTTTAGATGTCCACTCCTGCATTAAATAAGAAACGCCTGTTTTATTAACCATTTCTACAGTTAATTCATTATTGGCATAAGCTGTTTCTAATTCTCTTTCTGCAGCTTTAATTGTTAAAGTACCTGTATCTAAATTATCTCTTATACGTTCTAAATTTTCTGGGTTGTGACCATTTTTAATTAAATCATGGATAGCAGTATCTAAAATTATTTTTTGATCTTCTGGAGTAGTACCAGGGTTATCTACAAGCCATGTAGAAATACGAGTTTCTTTTTCCTCATTTATTTGTTTATTACGTTCTTTGTTTTCTTTATGTCTTTTAATAGATCGTTTAGAAAGTGCGTCTTCAATACCTTCAGCTTTTTCTTTTCCAAGATAATCTCTAAAAGTTTTGAATCCATCTAAACCAGTTTCACTCTCAAGAAGTATTTTTATTTCGTCTTCAGTAAATGTATCATTATCTATACCTATTAAAAGTTTATTATAGTCTTCATTTTTATAAATCTTTCTTTCGCCACCATATAGTAAATGTTTTTTATTAACATTTTGTATAAATGTTTTAGCAGCTAGACCTGTTCCAGCATTTATTGTATTATCTAGTTCTTTATTATATAAAGTAGTCCTCTCAGCTTTTTCTAATTTAGTCCTTGTAACAGCTGCTGTTGTTGTTGAATTTTTAAATAATGTACTAAATTGATCGTAAATTTTTAATTCTTTTCTAGTAGCAGCATCTAATCTACCAATGCTAGTGTTAGTTATGTAATCTAATTCAAATTGTTTGTCAAAGTTCTGCCTAGCTAGAGTATCTAATTGATTATAATTTGCCCTATCTTTAGCTTGTATATACGCTGACGCCGCATTTATCATATCTTCGCCAGCAAAATATTTATTTAACCAAGAAATATCTCTTGGATTTTCAATACCATTTAAAATATCACGTTTTTCAGCTGATAAATTATATTTCATTTTATCAACTTCATCACCTAAATCTTCTAGTTTTTTCTTATCTTCTAAATTTTTTAAATAATCTTGTGAAGTAATACCTGCTTCTTTTAGCTCAACTTGATAGTCTGCCTGACGTTTTTCATCAGCTTTTAACTGCTGTTCTTTAAACATCCCTGCAGCTGTTGGGGATAAATTAACTAATGTCTGTATTCCTTTACTTAATTCTTGAGCATTTTGTACTCGGTATTGAGCATTAGTTTGTTTTTGTTGTAGTAATCGTGCTAGATTATCGTTGTTTCTAGCCACTGAATTTCTTGCACCTGTAGCGTAATCAGGTACAGGTAGTCTTTTATATTCTGCCATAGTTAGTTGCCTTTTATAATTTTACCAGCGGATGCCCCAGACACAGCACCTGAGATACCAGCCGTTAAGCCAGCTAAGAGTGGGCTTCTATAAACAGGTTTTGGCGGCTCAAACCCAGGTACTTTCTCCCACATAACATTTGCAAATAATTGTGATCTATCAGCTTTAGCTTGGTTTCTTAATGATTCAGCTGTTTCTTTAAAAGCATATTCATTTTGAGTTAAAGCATAAGCGTTTCGTGAACCTTTTCTTAAGTATTCAGCGAAGTCTAAAGTTTCTATTCTGTCAATAGATCGACCTGTTCTACCAGATGCTGCTAATGAAGCACTTTCACTGTCTTGTAAAAAGTCTTTATAATCTTTTTCATCTGATTGTAAAGCTTGAGCAATTAAATTATTACGTTCAGCATCAAGTTGTTCAAAACCTTCACCTAAAGCTAAAGCACTTTGGTCTAGACCTTGTTCATATTGAACTCTTTCAACTCCTGCAATTGACAACTGACCCATCCAATCAGCTTCACGTTGTTGAAGGGCTGATTGATATGACTGAGCTCTGGCTCTATTTTCGGCATTAGCGGCATTAGCAGCTCCTATAAAACTAGCTCCTCCTGCGACTGCTGCTCCTACTACTGGATTGCACACGGCAAAATTCTATAAAGGATAATTGGTTAGGTCCGTATTTTAATTCCCGTAAAAATTTGAACCCGAGGAATTTAAGTAACTTAAGATGGACAACGTTTCTTTTATCAACGATGTTCCACAGTAACTTATCTGTTTGTCTTTCGACATATCGTTTAGCTTCTCTAGCAAAGGTGATTGGATAGTCATGGATAGCGGGTGTACATAACATCCATATCAGGCCACCAGGGTTTACACCAGCCATACCAGCAGTCTTGCCGTTAGGCACTGTGAAGTAGACACAGGGTGTGTTCTGAGCAGCGTAAACTAATACTTCCATTGGATCATAGCCATGACCTTCTTCGACCTCTCTACGGTCTTCTAGACGTAAATTAGAGGCCACCTCAATGGCAGCCTCTTTTGTGATTGGGTGAATGTAGTTAGACACGTTTATAATATCTATCTGAATAGTTACCTTCCCAGTTCATTGAATACAATGTTGCAGGTGAAGGGTGTTGGGAATTAAGTAATAAGGTTAAGTTAGTATTCTTTTCATATATTGGTATATTAACAATTTGCTCACCATCTATACCAGCGGTGTTAGCTGTATAGGTATCGGCTTTAACTGATTCAAATACTTCAGAATAATCTGGTTTACCTATTCGTTTCAGAGTTACCTTATACACACCACTAGGACCAAGACTAAACTTAGTTCTTTGTAATACTAATGATGCTTGTATATCAGATCTATAACTTTCTCCTTCTCTTCTTCCTACATAGATAGTTGGAAACTCAACTTCCATATCAAAGTCATAACCTAATACAACATTGAATGCTTTATCACTATCACTTGTAGTCCAATTACCAGGTATCTTTACCTTAGTTGTACCATTATCATCAAATGTAGTGACTGGTGTTAGTAATCCATTGAAGTCTTTATCTGATCCTGTAGACACAGCAACAGCATATAACTGTCTGGAACTATTGAAGTCAGCTGCAGTATGGTCGAACTTTGTGTAGTGACCATTTGAGACATACGTTAAATTGGTATGAGCAAAGCTCTTAGCATTATCTAAGTGAACCCTATAAGTAGCATCTTCAACAATGGTATGAGAGTTATCATCTAACTTGATGCTGAACTTCTGCATCACTGATCTAGGTTCATAAACTCTAATTGTTGAATTATTAGCAGGTGCAGATGTAAAGACAATACTAGAACTACTTAATGAGAAACCAGATGTTTGATCAATACCATTTATTTGAACATTAAGCTTAGATAAGGCTGGCATCGGATCAAATGCTGTATCAAACGAAGTGGTACTTCCATTACCAGTAAAACTTTTATCGTTAACTATATTCTCAACGATCCCATACAACGCATCATCAAGCATAGCTATATGCTGTATCTCACCACCTAACTCCCATTCAAACCAAGCTTGTTGTAGTCTTTGTTCTCCTGTTGTGTAGTATCTAAAACCATATAGTTTACTAGTACCTTTAGTCGCAAAGAATATAGTTGAGTTCTCTCTGGAGTTAGCTATTAGATTAATATTTTTAGGGAATGCTTTAGAAATATTTTTACTTTGTTCTAATACAGTTACTTCTCCTTCTCTTAGTACACTTTGCATTTCAAAGAAACGAGTGTATTTACCTGCATTATCTAAGAAAGCTGTAGTAGTACCAAGTGATACTGGATTGGTTTCAGAATTAAAGTTATAAGAAGATAGTGCATTTATCTTTGCAGTTATCGGACTAAGTACATCACTATCTGTAGTCAACATAAACTGTTGATTCTTAGTAAATAAAACTAGACCTGCGTTAACTTGTAAACCATCATAGACAATAGCTGGATATTCAGAACTACAAGATAAGTCAATCATATCTGTAGCTGTATGTGTGATAGCAGATTTACTCCAGAAGTTAAAGAACTCTCCAGGTTGAGACATAACTACATTCTCATCACTGAGCATGACTAGTCTATTCCTAAAGAACAACATCTTGTTTATAGTTTGACCTACAAATGAACCTCTAGGATTTGTACCACCGTCTGCAGCTGTATCACCTACTAAAGCATTTTCCCACGTAACTTGTTTAACAGTGAACGTACCATTAGCTTCTCTAATTAATTGTATAGGCATCGTAGCTGGATCATAAGCTATCTCTGTCCCAGGCTTTGCACACTCTTCCCATATACCATCACCATCTCTACCATAGTTACCGAAGAACTTCACATAGTAATCATCTTCTTCAGCTTCACTATTAGCTACCTTAACTACATAACCATGTTTACATTGTTTAGGTAGTTCTGCTATATCATCGATTGAACTAGTTAGTACATTTAAAAGTTCACCTACTGGTGAGGTGATGTTGAATGTACCTTCACTTGCAGGGCGGCTTATGTAAATACCGTTACCTATTTGTCTACAATAATATTCGTTATCTGGATCAGTTAAATCATCTTTAAATTCATATTTATCATTTGTACCAGAATTACTATCACCTAAAATTGATGTTCTAATATCTCCAAGAATACTTTCAGCAGTAACTGTAGTCTTAGTATCAAATGATGTAGGCAGAGGACGTACTAAAGCAAGATTTGCTTGTACCTTAGAAATACTTGTTTCTTTAATAGTAACTTTATAATACCCATCCTTCATCCAAATAAAGAAGAAATCATTTTCTAACCAACCTTTACCACCAAACAATAAATCGTAAGTAGTTGTATACCTAGCTTGGTATATGGTAGGGTTGTTTGTTGAAGACTGATAAGGTACTGATTGACCTGTAGTTGAAAGTCTAAAATATAAATCATTTCTTCCAGTTTGACCGCCTAAGTTATAAGTAACTGATTCTGAAGATATATCAGATACAATAGGGACGACAGCTCTAAACGTATTAGTATCAACATATGTGATAGTAAAAGCTCCAGTTGGTAGAGCTGAACTAGGTGTAATATAAACTGTGTCACCTACTGAAAGACCATGATTATTTTTTGTGACACGAATAGTATTATCTGATGAAACACCTATAGCTGTTGCACTTATCGAAGTGCTGTTAAATACGTCTATGGTATAATAATAGTCTCCTGTTACAGCACCTGAATCTGTATCACTACCTCCACTATTAATAGAAAAAATACGAGTACCAACATTAGGTGCATACGCATCTTGAGCATCTCCAGCAGTGTCATCACATCTAGTATTAGCGAAGAGTCTGTCGTATCTATTATAGGTACCACCATCAATCGCACAATAATTATTACTAGACTTTACAAGTTCCACGTCAATCCTTGTAGCAGTACTTACAGTTTCAGTGCTTGTATTATCAAATAAATTAACTGTATACTGACTAGCATAAGCAACCTTTTTTAGCTCTATGTATGCTTCTGGAGGTCTAACAGGTTCAACTGTTGTAGCCATAGCAGTAGTCTTATTCCTATTAGTTATGTAGGTGTAGTCGTTAAGAGTAAGAGTTTGTAGATCTGCATCAGTAATAGTACCACCACTATTAGTTTGCTTAAGGTAGTTCTTTAATGCTGTAGTTTGACCTGACTCATAGTTAACTGTAACAGCAGCTCCAGTATCACACTTCCACATCTTAATCTCACCATCACTCAACTGGATCTGACCTATGTACTGTTCATCCTCATCTCTGTAGTAATGAAACCACTTACTGTTAGTTGTATAAGCACCAAGGTTTCCACCAATCAACCTGCCACCAGGTCTCTTTAATAGACCATGTGTAACATCAGGTAATACATTCTTAGCTGTCCTAACTTGACCAGGTACTTTTAATTCGTCAGGCTGTTGTGATATACCTCCTACATAGTTAGGTATCTGTTGTGTAACATTGGTCATCTTAGCAATGCTCTATATGGTTGATAAGGTTTATAGCTACTCTTCTCAGGGAATCCCATATAAGAATGATCACCTTGTAAACACTCATACTCCATACAGGTTGCTCTGGTTTGTGCTTCTTGTAGTTGTAGCATCTGTACAAGTTGTGGGTTACTTACTAATTGAGTAGCAGCTCTAACTGAAGCTCTAGATATTATGTATCTTTTAAAAGCCATAGGTAGATCTTCATATGTCCATAACCATGTGATATCTAAATATGCATCATCATCAAATTCATATGATTGACCAATTGTATCCCATAGTTTACCCGATCTTCTAACTACATTCTTATCTTTTTTCTCATCGTCATAATGTAAATCATAACTTAATACGTTAGCTGGTATAGTTATATGCTTATTACTATCAGGTGATATTTTTACATTGTATTCTTTATTGAATACCCAACCTTCATTCTGTACATCCTTGTTGACTTCGGTCAGTAGATTATATATAAATGCTATCTCTGGATTCTCATAATTTAAAGTTGTTATTGGTGACTGACCGATAGCTCCCAGTATTGAGTTCACTGCGGATAGTTCTGTATCGGTGTCAATTGTTGTGGGAGTAGCCATAGTTTAAGGAATAAAAAAAAGGGAGACCGAAGCCTCCCCATGTGTATATAGAAAATATTGTTTAGAATGCAGCGTCTGCACTTGAACCAACATATAGTTCAACACAAGCAGCTGGGTTTAGATAATCAGCACCCATTGCTAGTCTACCTAGAATAACGTCACCCTGATAAATCACGGATACGTCACCAGAGGTTGTTTGAACTTGAGGACCAATAGCTTCAACAACACCTGCAGCTTCTCTTTGGAAGATAAGACCACAAGAGCCAGCGAAGTTTTCAGAAGAACCATAAGACTGGTTAACTCCAGATACGTTCCACTTAGCACCACCAGAAACAGAATTTGTAGTTCTAGAACCAGCAACATTAACTGTAAATGTATTAGCATCTGCAACGGTAGCTACTGAGTAAGTACCTGATGAAGCTGCTGAACCACCAGTTAAAGTGATATCAACTTTTGAACCAACTGAAAGACCGTGTGCTGTTGCAGCAACTGTAACCACTGTAGTACTCTGAGAGTAGTTAGATGTGGTTTGAGTTACACCGTCAACAGAATCAGCACCTATTGTAGAGCCGATAAAGTCTCCAGCATTATCAATAGTATTAGCAGTACCGAACTTACCTAAGAATGGTAGGTTCATAGACTTGTAGATCTTAATACCAGCAATTGATACTACACCTTCTCCAGACTGTAAACTTGAACCTTGAACATCTCTGTTGATTAGTCCATTATCGCCTACTTGTTGGATGAGTGCATAGTACTGTCTTGGGTTAAGAACAGCCACACGTCCTTCAGAACTTACACCTTTCTCATCTAATACAGCCGCAGCTTCAAAGAAACCTGTAATTAAGTTAGAAGCATTTGTTGCTTGTGTATTATTTGCAGTAGCGTTTAACTGAATTTGTGTACCACCTGGTTCTACGTAACCTGAAGCAGTAATTGGAGATGCCTTACGAGCACCTTTAGCGATAGCTCTGAAGATCTTACGGTCATAATTCTCAGCTAGAGCATAACCAATCTTACGAGAGATCTCTCCTCTCAAATCGTAATGAGATAGGGTCTCATCTAGATCGTAAACAAAAGCAGAACTGATTAAGAGATCGTCCATGACGATAGTCTTTTCTGCTACTGGGGGTGACTTATCAGCGTTACCAAGTATCGGAGTACCAGGAGTATGATAAGAACTTTTCATGCGACCCGTATAGATGAACTGTAAAGATTTACCGTTCTTTAGGGTACGCTTCGTGACTAGATCACGAGCAATTGTGTTATGTTGGAAACCTTTGAACATCTCACCTGAGAACAGCTTGAGGTAAAGGGCGTACTTGTCAGCACTTCCATCATAACCAACACCAGAAGATAGATTGGCTCTACCTATTCCAGTTTGTAAAGCGTTAGCCATTTTTTATTTATTTTAAAATGTATTGAATGTATAAATCATCATCGTGCACAATTTGAATTCGAAGTTTTGTGGTCTTTCCCACCGTCTAGACGGCTAAAGGGTATCCTGCGTACAGGGCCAGAAGCCAAAGCGAGTGAGGGGAATCGAACCCCTGTTAAGTTAGATTGGAAATCTACTTTCTGCCATCGGCACTCGCAAGGTAACATTAGATGTTTCCTTATGGTATTGGAGGTGTGCTCCTTCTATCATTATAAAAAAGGATAGCAGTCCGAAAACTACTATCCATAATTCATTAAAGTGTTTCACTTAGAAACTGTACTTTGCTCCTAACTTTGTACCGTAGGTGTTGTCAGCGTCTTCCACTTGTGCGAAAGATACTTCACCATAGAAGCCAAGTTTATCTGTAGCAGAGATATTGCCACCAAGCTTGCCAGAGAAATTAGACTCTGAATCAACCCCATCAGCAGCATTAATTGTCTTACCGCCTTGGACATAATATGCCAAATCGCCAAGATTGTTTTCATAACCTATGTGTAGATCTGTAGCGCTTGATGTGTAATCTGAACCAGTGTAGTTAGCATTTGATTCTACATTAACATATGGTCCAGCCATTGCAGGTGTAGAAACAAGAGTGGTTGCTAGGACAAGTGCAAGTTTTTTCATTTAATTAATTAGATAGTTTTAGTGTAAGTGACACCACGATACTTTAGTTTTACAGTCATTGTAAATCTCTAGTACCTGACTCCCGTTCCATAGTCAGGTTTCATGCGTCCATGAAAAATGGATGAACGGACGTGGTTCTATTTTTTCTTGGTAGTTTTTTTAGGTCTACCTACCTTTGTACCATAGGTACCTTTACCCGAGGGCATATTCTTTCTCAGTTGTTGAAGCTAGATCGAGTGGGAAATTGTGTGCATTGCGTTCGTGCATTACCTCCATACCTAAGTCGGCACGGTTCAGGACATCAGCCCAGGTAGGTACTGTTCTTCCACTGGCATCGACAACGGATTGATTGAAGTTAAAGCCGTTGAGATTAAAAGCCATAGTGGAGACTCCCATAGCGGTAAGCCATATGCAAGTGACGGGCCAAGCAGCAAGGAAAAAATGTAAGCTACGACTATTATTAAAAGAGGCATACTGAAAGATAAGTCTCCCAAAGTAGCCATGAGCCGCAACAATATTATACGTTTCTTCTTCTTGGCCGACTGTGTATCCATAA